GGATCCCCTGATGGGTTAATAACCCACCGATCCAACCTAAATGAGGGTTGGGACCCAACGGCGTTTAAGTGTTACTGCGCCGTGCAGTGCAGATTTGCTAAGATGCTGCTTCGTCACTTCGAGAGGTCCGGATTTTTCGTCCCGGGCCTCAAGAGCGAGGAGGCATTTCATCAAAGCACCGTATCCTTCCAGAGAATCAGCGCGATCCACTGGACTTGGTACCCAGGCCAATATTTCGTGGCGCTGGAGTTTGCAATTCCACCGTGAGGCGGATTTGTAACCCAAGTATGAGATACGGCCCAGGGCTGAGCTACGGTCTGATACATAGGGCAAAGGCCCTAGTATTCGTTCAATGGTTTTAAACATGAACGAGGCAGTTCTCCAATAACCCTTCAAGTAGAAGGAATTAGCGGAGGCTGTCCAAGAAATTAGTTGCTTAGCCTGTCGCCTGTTCTTAGGTGGTTGCTGGTTGACGTAAGTCGGTGTTACTGACTTACCGCCATAGCAATCTTCACCGCATGACTCTCTAAACTTTCCAGTTAAGAAGGTCTTATCGGTGTTTACCTTGCAATTGTATTTTCGCAGGTAATCAAGAACAGAAACCGCATACGTAGTGGGGACAATTATATCATCCCCGTAGACGTGGACACCTCTAGACGCTTTAAAACACGTCTGGGGTATCACAGGAAGATTGTGTTGTTCCAGTATGGCCACTACACATATAGTGTAGAAATACATGGCCTCTACTGGAAAACATAGAGCAGAACCCATAGACGCAAACTTCTTCAATGGTCCAAGAACTGTACCATTTGGAAGTTGTGCGTGCGTCGAACGACATGCTTCAATCGCGGCCTGAAGATCAGGATTTGATCGGAACATCTCCATTGCAAGATCATGGGGAACCCGGTCACTTGCATCAGAAAGGTCAATCGTTGCTAATCGACCCGTTTTCGACGACGACATCGCGAGCTTCTGATTGATAGACTGGTCACGAAAATTTACATGACCAGCCGTCAGCCAGTTAGATTCAATAGCCCTACATAGGGCATCTTGAATTCCATGCTGAGTATATTGTAAACAGCACGGCTCTATTGCGATGATTCTCGGGCTTTTGAGTGTTTTAGGTACTGAGACCACCCTAACGGGTAGTTCCAGGGCCTCTGGAATGATCGATACCATTTGGAGCTCCTCACTATCCACCGGAATACCAAGAGGGTACCCGTTATGGACAAGAGGGAAATAAGGCTCCAGACGATCATGCCAACTAGACCACTGATACTTCGCATTTCCATGGAAGCATTCAGCGGTCGCGCCGGGACCGTGCTTTGGAATACAACCGGTAAGTTCGATTGAACTAACCATAGGACCCCAGAGCACAGAAGCCACGCTAATAAACTTAGCGTGGACCTCTTCCGGCACTGAAAACACGTCAAAAGACTGCTCAATGGCAGTGTAGTTTTCGAAGGCGAGGGCAACCCTTTCGGGGGTGCACTCAATCTCAATTTTGTTAAATGCACGACAAATCTGTCTAATGCATCCGACAATCGTTGGGAAATCTTCGTTTTCTTCATTGTCAATTCCTCCTGTCTCTCGGTTGAAAATTCGACCGATCATACCTTGCAAGAATGCAGGGATTGATCCACTTTTCCTGAAAGAACGGAAAAGTGTTGGGCCGATATTCCCATTCGCCAAGGCCTGTTCAAGGTCCTTAGCAAATTGGGGAAGGGTTATCGTGAAAAACGATATCCCCTCTTTTTCAACCCGTGATCTCATGGTTTCGAGGTCACGTAAATCGGAGACATCAGCGGTACACTTCATGCAAGCATCTTCATAGATGTTTTGCATGAGCTTCATATGGTCACTTGCACCACCTTTAGGGTGGTACTCGTTGCTTTTCAAGTTGCCCTCCTTATCAGGAAGGTCGACTTCAAGCTACGACATTTGCCTGTCCTGATGCTGTATTAGCACCAGGCAAACGGGTACCAATACAGAAAACCAACCGGAAGTGACTTAAGTCTGAATTAAGTTTCAGACCCAATCATCTTCGCGATTGCTGTATTGTCTAGCCATGTCTTGAGACCGGCTATGATTAGCTGTATCTGCGCCGTCGTAAACCCATATTCTGGGCGATCGATGACACAGTAAAAGCTGACCGTTCCGTAATCGTTGACGGTTGTCAACGGGTCCTCGACGATGTCGCGATGGTCAATGCGGACCATTGATCTATGACGATCATTGGAAACCGCATCTGAAATCGTAAGTTTATACGACTTGTCCGCGAGTTGATAGATGGATTTTGTTCCATCCGTTAGCACGCGAGGCATAACCTGCGCGACTGAATCAATGGTGACCGTTTGTGGGTCGGCAAACATAGTAGTTGACCTCCGAAGTAATTTGGAGTTTTCCTGCTACAGATACGATCCGTTCCAAGGGAACATATCTTTGGAAAGTAAACAGGCAGATAGATCATGGTTGAATGGTATTATGCACACGTTTTACCGCATGCGTGTAATACCAAGAGCAGCCAGGATCGCAAGTTGTCTTGGACTAAGAAGTGCCCAAGACAGGCCAAAGCCATAAGGGGTACTTGCACCATTTCTCGCCTTCTCTGACCAATAAATTGGCCAAGTAGACGAGATGGAGCCACCTTTGAACGGCAGCGTTTGTGTAAAAAACTGCGTTGTTGTCTGGTGACTCGACACGTACAAGTATCTGGCCGCGATTGCGTCAACTGAAATATCCGTCATGGCATCAATATTTGAGCCAAAATCGGTAAACCAGTCTAGCAACCACGTCCAAGGTGTCGCACGATAGATAGTCGATGGCGTTATTCGAGCTCCGTAAATCGTTAAATAACGATTTACCGAATTCCAAGCCGAATTATAATCCGGTAATGACGCATCGAACTCTGGCCGATAATACTTGTATGAACCAACCGCGGTAACATAGGAGTGCTTTCGCTCTCTTATTTCCCACGTCGGGTTTATACCAGTTTCAAATAGACTCTGAACGAGATAACCTACAGGTTCAACCTGCATGCCAACTCCGGACGAGACTACTGTATCGGTCCAACTATCTTCAAGAACTACTCGCCGTCTGATCCACTTATCATTATTCTCCCTTAACCGGGATTTAATGTTGTGGAAATCTTGGAAGGTTTTGTAAAACCTACCAAAATCGCCCAAGAACGGCGTCCACCCAAATTGGTGGTTGAGAAAGTCATCTGACACTTTTCTAGGTGTCATAATGCGGCTATTTGTGTTTCCTCCCATTAGCCTCCACACATCGTGGAAGCGTCTGGAAGTAGACCTTAGCATACGAGGGAGGTCCCTCGTCTCTGCTAAGAAAACAGCTGCACTAGCTTTTTCAAGTTTAGGCCTAGTTTTTAAATAGGCCTGTAGTTCCCAACTTGCTGTTGATAGCTGTGGAAAAGACGGCGCGAGCCATCCGTTCCAGTCATAACCGTTACTCCAGTGAATGGGCAAGAAGCCCCCTTCATAATGGACACGACCAGTCCCAAGACCATAAAACGTCTCGGTATGCTCGTGTGAATGGTAATGACCTGATGCTATCACCCGTTGTTCGGGGAAAACCACTCTACGAGACGCAAAATCGCCTCCCTCTAAGTAGGGTGGACCCTTGTGAATATAATCACGAGTGGTCTGCCTCTCAAAGGTTGGCAATGACACGTCGGTATACAATGACTGCCCAGGAATGGGAGTCAAAATACCGGGTGTTACCTCCAAGGAGAAAACTCCAAGGGGTAGACGGTAAAGACCGGCCGTGGGACTATTCCCAAGGACCAGTCCCGACCCGCCTCTAGTGCGTGTGCGTGGTATTCCAGGCATAGTTGTGTAACACTCCTTTATGGAATATTCTCTCTAGTTGTGGATTAGACAACTAATTGCAACTGCTTGAGAGAATAGAAAGTGGACTTTAGTTGAACTACAAAGATTAGTAGTTATACCTAGGACGTAGAAGGTCAGACAAAGTTAAACTTTGAAAGATTGCTTCTGCGCGTCAGTAAGAGACTTATCCTTGCGGAGAATCTCTTCAATCTTGGCGATCGTGTCCAGTGATAAACTGAACAAGACCGCTGCGATTTGTATAACTCGTGCGAATTTAGAAAGCTTAGCCATGGAAACTCCTTTCTCACGAAAAGAGGAACCATGGAGCGATCTCAATCCGCGACTAGTCTGAGTAGAACATTTATATGTCTACTATCAATTGAAGAAAGTCATCGCTGACTCTCCAGTCACCCCCAAGG